TGTTGAAGAGCGTAGTAGTTACTCTATTTTTAAAGGAGAGGAATTAGTATTAAAAATATTTTGGTCGCCTATTACAATAGCGGATAGGGATGTGATAAACAACACACTAATAGCCATGAATAAGGGGCAACAAGAAGGAAGTTTGGATTTTGCTCTACAAGTTATCGTTACGAAAGCTGAAGATGAATCAGGAGTGAAGATGTTTTCATCAGCAGATTTACCAGCACTTAGACGAGAAATACCTTTGTCCGTTTTAATAGATATAATGACGAAAATGCAGAGTATGGGCGAGGAGGTCAGCCCCGATGCCGTAAAAAGCACAACTTAAAGAAAATAATTTAATTTACCTACAGTTTTTTATAGCCGAACAATTAGGTTACACACATAAGGAACTTACGCAAAAAATGTCCACGCAAGAACTGTTTGCTTGGAGTGCATACTTTACCTTGAAGGCTGAACGTGAAGAAGAAGCCTATGAAGAAGCAAAAAGACGGGCTCAATATCGCAAAGTACGCTAAACTTCTAATATCTGTACTTTTATAAGACCAGTGGGAGCAGAATACAGCGTAAATATAAAACTAAATACTGGAAAAGTTAGAGCAGACTTAAAGACAATAGGTACGGATATATCTAATCTTGGTAAAGGACAGGAAAAGGCATCTAAAAATACCTTATCTGCAACAGATAAAAAATTAAAATTAGATCAGAAAATACTTACTTTTCAAAACAGAATATTAACTGTAGGAAATAGTCGATTAAAAACGATAACGGCAGAAAACAAACTATCTCAAACAAAAAGTTTACTCACAAGAGCCAATACTCAAGCTATTCAAGGAGAGTTTGACTTATCTAAGAAAAATATACTTAAAGCTATTCAACAGATAAAATTACTACAGAAAGAAACGTTAATTAAAAAAGGAATACAAACACAATCAACTAAAAAAGTAAAAGTAGAAGATACTCTGAATAAACAATTACAGGAACGAATAAAACTTTTAGGTCAAATAGTAAAACTTAGAAATTTAGGAACTGCTGCTGGAAGATTAGCAGGACGATTTGAACTCGAAGAATCCCTAAATACTAGAGGACCAGGTGGCAGAATGTTAGCTCTTCCTAGTTCTTCAATGTTAGAAGAAAGAGTTAGAGGTTCTGGGCAGACAGGTGGATTTAGTAGAGCATTATCTACTCCTAATTTCTTACAAAGAATTGGAGCTACTAGAGGATTTGATCTTCAAAGTGCGTTAATAAGTGGTGGTTTTCCGTTATTATTTGGTCAAGGTCCAGTAGGTGCGGTGGCTGGTGGTTTAGGTGGTGGTATAGGTGGAATGTTTGGACAGATGGGTGGATTTGCAGGAGGTATCGCAGCCACAGCAGCCCTCCAATCTATAACTACTACTTTAAATGCAATAAGAGATTTAGGTAATGCTTTAGCAAAACCCACTGAAAATATTAAATTGCTTACTGAGAAACTTGGATTAGCTAATACTCCAACTGGTGATTTAGCAGCACGATTAGAAAAACTAGGACTTACCTCCTCTGCATCTGCCTTATTACTTGAAAAGTTCACTGAAATTACAGGTAAGACTCCTATGGAAATAGAAAGAATAGCTAGTGAGTTGAACGAGTTTAACTCTGAAATGACTCAATTTGCATTGAAAATGCAGTTAGTTGTAGCTGAAGTATTTACACCACTAATTTTATTAGTTAACAAACTTCCCCTTGATACTCTGTTAAAATTAGCTGCTCTTAAAGTCGATCCTGCTGGCACTATTACCAAAGGTATTGGCAGTATTCTGCCTCAAGGTATTAAAAGTGGCTTTAATAATACACTGAGAGGAGTTGCCCCATTTTTATTCCCAAATCAAGGTAATCAGACTACAGACCCAAATGAAGCTAAATTAACAAAATTAGCTGAACAGACTGAATTTACCAGAAACATACTGCCTCTCCAGCAGCAATTAGATATAGAAAAACAACGATTTACCTTAAATTCTAAAGAAATAAATGTAAAGAAAGAGCGTAATAAATTAGACCTACAAAGTAAAGAATTAGATTTATTAAAGGAACAGGCAACAATAAAAACAAATGACGCATTAGATCTAAAAATACAGAAACTAACTGCCGAAGTTGCTTTACAGCAACAAATATTTGAAAATGCCAAAAGGTTAGCCGATCCAATAGAAGCTCAAACTATTCAATTAGATCAGCAGATGAGAGTATTACTGGATCGTGGATCTCAAGTTGTAGCATTATCCCAAACAATATCTAGTTCATTTGAGCAGGCATTTAATGGCTTAATTAGTGGAACGGTGAGTGCTCAAGATGCGTTTAGAAATATGCTTAATTCTATTGCCAATCATTTTAGGGAAACTGCTGCAAAAATACTGGCAAATCAACTACAGCGAAGTCTATTGGGCATATTAGGAAATGCTTTAGGTGGTGCATTTAATTTGGGAAGCTCATTTAAAAATTTCGGCAATGTACCTGTTGGAACATCCAGCCAATTTATAATGCCGAAAGGAGGTTCGGTTTCTTTTCCTATGTTTGCTAATGGAGGCAGACCACCAGTAGGTAGAGCTTCAATAGTTGGAGAACGTGGCCCAGAACTATTTGTGCCAGATAGAGCAGGAACTATCGTTCCGAATAATGCAATGGGTGGCTCAACAAATATAGTAATAAATGTAGATGCCTCTGGATCGTCTGTCGAAGGTGATGAAGGACAGGCAAATCAGTTTGGTAATGCCTTGGCAACAGCTATACAAGCTGAATTAATCAACCAGAAACGTGCTGGTGGTCTTTTATCTAATCAATAACTATGGCATCTTTTCCAACTACTGTTCAACCTGCTTACGGTTTTAAAAAACAAAACAGACCAAATGTTAGAACTGTTAAATTCGCTGATGGATTCCAACAGCGTCAACTTGTAGGAATTGCAGCCCACCAAAATCCAAAAGTATTGAATCTAGTATTCAACGTATCTGAAACAGAAAGTGACGAGATTGACTACTTTTTAAATGAAAGAGCTTTAGATCAAGCATCATTTACTTTTACACCGCCAAACGAAACATCAGTTAAAACAGGAACATATAGTCAAAGTGGTACGACCATAACTGTCACAGTTACAGCACATCAACTGTTTGCTAATGATTCTATATCTATAGATTTCACATCTGGATCGGCTTCCGATGCTTCTTTCTCTGTTGTTTCACTTACTAATGCAAATACTTTTGTTGTAACAGCTAGCGGAAGTGCAACAACATCTGGTAACTGCACTGTTACAAAAACAGGTTCTTCTCAGTTTATTTGTAAAAACTGGTCAAAATCAATTCCATATAATAATAGAGCTACAATAAATGCAACATTTGAAGAGGTGTTTGAACCATAATGGCAATACCTACCGAAGAATTACAAAAAGCTAATCCCAGTGCAAAGATTGAACTCTTTGAAATTCATCTTGACTCTGCTTTGCATGGAAGCACTGATGTCTCCCGATTCCATAACGGTATCAATATGAATACAACTTTCAATGTTGTTTTT